TCATTTTTTTATTTTATTTAGTTGCTAATTCTTGTCTTCTTTTAAACGCTTCAGCCGCACGGTTAGCATTGATTTGTGTTTTTTGTTCCTCGTGACCTAATAAGGTATTTTGTGATTCTGTATCAATTTCCAAAAACTCATTGTTAAATTTACAATTTTGAAATACGACACCATCTTTACCGATACGAGATTTAAGTAATGTTAAGGTTGCTAAGTTATGTTCTTTTTGTTCTAATGTTTTACCAATAGATAAAATAACGTGAGCAATTTGTGCCTTTTTAATTGATCCACCCATTTGGTCTCCTGTAACCACTTCACTAGAAATTGATTCTCTATTACCTTGTGTTGCCGTCCATATTGCCATTTCAAATTCACCCGTCATAGATTCTAAACTTCTCATTACTGAACCCTCACCTTTCCATTCATCACCATTAGTCGATTTATCCGATGAAATACAATCCACGTAATCTAAAACTAATAAATCAATTTTGGTTCCGTCTGAATTCATTTTTCTGATTTTGTTTTTAATTTCAGAAACGGTTACATTATCACTAGCCAGTTTTAGTAATTTAATACTACCTTTTGAACGTTGTTGAGCCTCCTCAATTTTAATCTTAACTTCCTCAACATTATCGGGTTGTGAATCAGGTGCAATACCTGTCCAAATCGTATAGTGTTTTCTTTTAATATTACCTGGATTATCCTCAAAAAATATTTGTACGACATTATAACCTAAGTTATATGCAGTATTTGCAAACTTTGTAAGTAAGGTAGTTTTACCAGTACCTGTAGGAGCTAATACAATACCCAATTCTCCGATTCCTAGTCCACCTTTAAGTAAGTTGTCGATTCCAACAATACCTGTCGGTAATGGGTGTCTAAAGTCCTTCTCTAACGCTTCGTCAATACCATGAAAAACATCGGTCGCGTCATCGTTTGAAATTCCAACTTGAAGTGCCTTTTGAATAATTTGTTCAATCTTATTGTAAGATTCGAAATCCCCATTATCAATAATACTTTGTACTCCTTTTAATTCTTTTTTTAAGTTTTGTTGTTTACAAAAGTTAAGTGCCGTGTCTTTAACGTAATCAACTTGTTGTTCGTTGTTTTTAATTGCATCTAACGTATCTGCGTGTGATTTAGATGAGGTGTTATTACCACCTTCAGCCATAATTTTCTGTGCAATTGTGTTGTAATCGGGTATTTTATTATAATTTTTATATAACTCCTTCATGTTTTCCATGATGAATTTAAATGAGTTATTATCAAAAAACTTACTATCTAATACGTCAATAATTGTTTCTCCATATTTTTTATCTTCAATAATCGCCTTCAATAAAGATTGTTGAAACGAAAATCCTAAATGCCCAAAATTTCTCTCTTCCATGTGTTTATTTTATAATGTGTGTTTAAATTACAATTGATAATTCAAGTATGTGGTTTCCAATTCTTCTGAAGACAGGATGTCAGTTAAGTCTGACAAGATACGCTTCAAATTTGGACGGATATCGACAGTATACCTAACCTTTGGATGATAGTAATATGCTGGGAATATTCTTTGAATAAATACATCTTCATTCAATTTAATTTCCAATAAAAAGTGTTCTCTATCCTTCTCGGGAGCGTCTTCCACATAGTCCGAAGATAGGAAATAATTTTGATTTTCGCACAAATAATCAGAACTTTTTATTTTTAAATCTTCAGAAATATCCTCACAAATATTTCTTAGATAATAATGAAGGTCCATAGATCGTCTCGAATTTTCCACATGATCCTTTACATTAAAGAATCTTTGACAAATAATGTTTCCCTCTAATGTTAATAGGAATTCAAATTTTGTAATGTCCGGTTGTTGTTGGTAGTTACTCATAACTTTTGATTTTAATTATTTTTTTTTTATTTTTTTCTTTTGTTGTTAATCGAAGGAATGGGTTTAAGAATTTAACAAATCCATCATCTGATTTTGGTAATAGATTAAAAATTCCATCGTCCCTCATCATTCTCATGGCGTTTTTGTAAGACCTACCTTCTTGATCTAAGTTTTCATTTATTAGTAAATCTATGTTTTCTTTAGCCTCGTCGGTTAAAAAAGGTTCTTCCAAACTTACGATACGATTGTTTATATCAAAAAACTCCTCACCTAATACACCATGTTTGGTAACACCTGTTAGTAAATTCGCAATAAGTTTGTTGTGTTTGTCTTGTTGAAAGATTTCCTCACATTTGTTCTTAACTTGTTCAACAGAAATCTGTTCTGTTTTTAGTTCAGGGAAAACCGATAAAAATCGTTTTACACCCATCCCTCTTATGCCAGCAATGTTGTCTGAGGAGTCACCACACATCATCTTAACCAATTTAACATTTTCAATTAAGATTTCCTCGTGGTTATAAACAATTGTATCGTTTTGTTTGTAAAGTTTTCCGTGTGACGGATTGTAGATTTGTGTATTTTTTGAAACCAATTGTGTTAGGTCTCCGTCTGAAGAATAAACTATTTTATTTTCTTTGGGTGAATTCTGAGTATAGTATGCAATGTTGTCATCAGTCTCACAATACTCATATTCTCCCTGTCTTACGAATAACTCTTCAAGATATTGTTTTACTCTATCTCTTTGGTAACCGTAAGAGTTAACTTCTTCTTCAGAACGAAGTCGTGATCTTCTGTTTTCTTTGTAAGGTGCGTAAATTTTCTTACGAGTTTGGGACCCTTCTAATCCATCCCAAAATACAACTATCTTGTCTAAATTGTACGTCTCAAATGTTCTTCTAAGAGTATTAAGAAAATGATACATTCCCCCAATGTGTTCTCCATTATGAAAGGCATTTTTAACGCCATAGAAACCAATCGTAAGTAAATTGTCGCCATCTACTAATAAAACAGACATTAAATAAATTTATTATAAATCACTTTCCTCTGTTACAACTTCCACGTCTGTGATGTCTGTAACATTAACACCTAACATCTTACCGATGTAATCACCCTGTTCTTTTTTATAATCCTCAATTGATTTCTTCTCTTCTGAATCTTCTTTTGCTGACATAAATCCGTGGGCGGTAACTAAGATACGTCCGTCTTCATAACCTGAACCATTGATATGATTTTTCATTATGGAAATTTTTGTTCTTGTTGCTATTTTAATTTTTCTCTTATCTTTTGTGATGGAGATTTTAGTTGTACCCGCACCTTTTTGATTACCAAATAAGAATACAATACTTGAGTTTAACCAAATCGCTTCTCCACCTTTTGCTTTAATCTTAGGTTGTCCGAAAGGATTATCAGGTAATTCTACCCAAGGTTGGTTAACAATGATTAATGTGTTTGTATAAGGTTTATCTGTCCTTCTTGACCCTGAAATACGTTGGTTGATACCCATTCCAATTTTGTCAGCTAATACCGACGCGTTGTGCTGTTTACCACCTTTACCATCGTAAGTCATTTTACAAGGGACTGAACCTACAGAATCCCAAAGGATTAATAAATCGTGAGGTAAGTCTCCCTTTTCTTGAGCATCTAATAATTCATTGATGTACTCAGTAATTTGTTCGATATACTCAAAATCACTATTGAAAAGATAATCTCCGTTCTTATCAAATCCCATTAACTCCGCGTGTTCCCAACTCCATTTTTGTTCTGTAATAACGAACACAGGAACAACTCCTTTCTTTTGTGCATCTACCGCTGACTTTACAAGTGCGGTTGTTTTACCTGTATCACTGTGACCTAATAACATATTGATGTGTCCCATCGCTGGACCTGGAAGCCCTGTGGCGTCCAAGAAAGCATCTCCTAAATCGAAGAAACGGTCAGCCTTGTATTCAGCTTCTTTCGAGAATTTCTTCTTGATTGCTGAAAAATCTGTTTTTTTAATACCTGCCATTGTTTTGTGTTTAAAAATGGGGTGGATGTTTCACCACCCCGTGAAATAATTAGAATGGTAATTCTGAATCTACATCCTCATCTTCTTGTGGGTCAACCACAGGAGTTGATGGGGTTTTCGGTGTTGAAATTACTTCTTCCGATGTTGAATTGGATGCCCATTTGTTGCTGTTTGAATCCCAACGTGGAACCTCACCTTTAGCGACCATTTCTAAGTAATCCTCAGGTTTTTTAGAATAAACATCTGACCAAGTTAATTCGTTATCTACCCAAGTTTTTGCGACGTTTGCGTCTGTGTGTAACTGACCCGCGTCTTCAGGAATAACTGAATTGATGGTTGTGTATTCTTTACCTGTACCTGCCTTAGTTAAGGCTAAAGACAAGATTAAATCACGACCATTTTCAATATTGGTGATATCACCTTTGTTACGGAAAATTGGGAAGATTTTATCTAAAATACCATCACCTTTGTGATTGTGTTTAAATCTCCAAAATTTAGGTCCGTCTTGTTCGTTATCGCGATCGACAACTTTAACAATGTAGAACTTACGAGAACGATAATTACGAGCCAATTCTTTATCAGAATCAACACCCGTCATCATCAAACCCTCATAAACTTCATGTAATGGGGAACGTTTTCCCTCTTGTTTTGGGTCATATAGTTTAACCCATTTTCCATCGACTTGAACTTCGTGGAAGTAAACCTCAACAAATGGTGATGAACCATCTTTTGTTGGTAGAATACGAATACGTCTTTCTTCTCCCTTAGAACCCTTAGGTAATACTGTAGTGAAATAACGTTTCAATCTGTCCTCAGAGGACATTTTGTTTGCGGTGCCACTTGTGGCGTTTTTGCTTTTCTCGTACTGAGCGAGTACTGCATCAAATGTTGACATGTTGTTAAATTTTAATTATTTAAATTGTTATAGTAAAATATACATAAAAAAACCCAGACTTGGAAATCTGGGTTAAAGTTTTTTTAAAAAGTTTTTTCTATTGATTACTCTAATGTTAAAAGGTAACTTAATTTATTGACTTCACCTAACATTTCGTCACGAATATTTAATAAATCCGTATCTGAAGGGTCTAATTGTTCTGACATTTGAGTCAAAGCTTCCCTAACAGTGTTCACCAATCCTTTCATATCTAATTCAGAAATATTGTTTAATTGTATTGTTTTTGACTCATCATCCAATATAAATCTACCATATTTCCCCATTGCCGATTCAACAAAGGTATCAATTAAATCACCTAACGTATCGTAAAATTTACCAAACGCCTTATGTCTGGCATAACCTTTAGTTTGCCAATGGTTTATTTTCATCTGTATTTGTAAACCTAAAAAAAAGTTTACGTTAGAACTTAAATTCATCTTCCTCTTCGCTTGGGTTAAATGATGTTTTTATATTTTCAACTGGATAATTTTCAACCTCGTCTTTGGTTAAAATGTATTCGTTCTTACCACTTGCTCTCATCTCACCTTGTTTGTGTGCGAAGAATTCTTGTGGTTTCTCATTAAATGGATATGAATCCAAAGAACGCATTTCAAGTCTTTCAACTTCAGTTTTTGGTTTGTTGGCTTCAACGGTTGCACCTAATTGGTCAATCTTACTCATTACTTGGTCCATTTGAGCTAATTTTTGTTCTAAATCAGTTAGCTTTGTAAACACGTCGTCCATCTTAGTTATCACCTCGTTGTTTGATCCCGTACTATCTTCTTGGTCTTTCTTAACACTTTTAACCATGTTAACCAAATCGGTAATATCTACTTCTTCTGTATTGTCCATTTCAGGAGCAGGTGCTGCGTCCATAGGTGGTGCATCAGCAGTAGGTAATGCGTTTGGATCTGGTGCCATATCTGCAGGTGCTCCTAAAGCTGGATCTAAAGCTGGATCAGCAGGAGGTGCGTCTTGTTCCATTATCATCGTCTTACCATATTTGTTTATGGCTTTATAACGATTTAATTCTTCTTGTAGTTTTTTCTCTAACATGGCTTAATCTTGTAATAATTGTCTACCGTCGTTTGTAACGTATTTTTTATTTATTCTTTCAACAATTCCGTCTTTTTCTCTGATTGTGTAACATTCTCCTGTTACCATATCACACTCTTCTCTTTCCATACCATCATTTGATGTTCTTTTAGTCTGTTTAGGACTTAAGAACTGATCCATGGTGTCGTTTAATTTATTATTTTCCATAATTTTCTGTTATATGTATAAATATCCCAAATTTGTTAATATTCTTAAATGATTTCAAAATATACGACATCTCCATCTTGTACTTTTAAATCTTTCATTAATTGTTTAGATAGTGCCAATCCAGATTTAACCCCTGTTGGTCCTGCATTAATTGGTCCTGTTATGTTATTAACGTTAATTTGTCCCGAACCAACTGGTGGTACGGTTATTGGGGTTTTTACATCCTTTGGGTTATAAAACTTAGTGGTTCCTTTGATAATTAAATTTGGTTTAGCTACATCAAAATCAAATTTTGTCGAATAGAAGTATCTTGTTGAACTTGATAAATCTTTCCAAGTAATTGGGTTGGGTTCTATTGTATGTTCCGTTTGTCTCGAAATAATATTCATAGATATTGTTTCTTTTATCTCATAATTTGGTCCACCCATAGTAATAACTTGAGCCCTTAAATAATCTTTTCCATTGAAACTAACTTTTTGAATGTACTTTTCTTCGTTATATCCATTATATGGTACACCATATTGTGTAACCCCTTGTTCTAATAATATTTTTTCTCCGTTAATAGCTTGTTTACTATCTCCCATATCTGATAAGAATGTTTTACCATCACTTGTTGTGTGTGTTTGTTCATTCTTTGTTGACCCTGTTGTTGTAGAATTTTCTTGTTCTTTAGTTTTAGCGATTGCCGTTCTAGTTATCTTGTCGAATAAAACTCTATAACTTGATAGGAATGAATCCTTAGGGTCAGGTAATGATGCATAAGGAATTCTTGTACCTTTAAATGTGGTTATTATATTATTATTCCTAATACTATGTGAAACTTCAGTTATCCAATATGACCCCCTAAACATAGGCACATTTTTTAAATAAAAATACATTGTTGGTTGAATCATAACATTACCCATACATGTTACGTCACAAGTATATGATGCCTGTCTGTATATGTCAAATAAACTTATGTCTATTTGATTTGCAGCCGCACCACTTTCAGAACGACCCAAATTTTCAATAACATTAAATGATTCTGTAGTGTTCCTTATTGACGATTGGTCAAGTTGTACACTCTTAAAAATACCTTGGTTTTGGTCACCAACACTTACTTCAAACGCAACCACTTTATTAGATTTTGCATAATCTCCTTGACTAAACACCTGTGGTGTTGTTATAACTAATGGACTACCTACTCCACTAAATAAGTTACCACTATCGTTTTTAAATTTATATTTTTCGTTAATGTCAGCCAACTCTAAATGTTTAGATGTTGGTCCCGTATATTGAATAAGAATTTTAGGTGAAGAATCTTGATAGTCCACATCTAAAAATGTTCCAAATAAATTTTCAGCAATTTTCTTAGATGGTGTTATTCTAGATTTAGTTGAGTTGTTTGTTCCGTAGAAATTAACGTATGCTGGTAATCCCCTCATATCAAATCCCGTTCCTTGTATTAACATTGATATTACACTATAAAGATTCGCCTTACTATTTTTTGTATCTTCTAATGGTAATAATTTTTCAAGTGAAAGGTACGCTTGGTCTCCTATGTCTTTATTTGCTTTATCTAAGAATAAAAATTCTTCCATTAAAGTCCTTTGTCCTAATGAATTTCCTGCAACCCATTTATCATTAAACGATTTAAAGTAATTATATAATTCTAATTTTAATGGAATGTCATTATATCCATTTACAATCGTAACCTCATTTTTACTATCTTTAACTGTTAAAGTTGATAACTTAGGTAATAATTGTGTAAAATATTGTCCAAGTCTTAATTCAGGTCCTCTCAATATTTTTGTTTTTATATAATCTTGGAAATCTGCCTTTGTTGGGGTGTATGCTAATCCTTTACTTTCGACCCATCCAGCAAATATTAGAATCAATGGTCTAAATATTAATACATTTTCTTCACTTAATTCTACATTATTAGTTACAAAGAAATTTTTATAACAATCTGTTGATGGTTCTCCGCCCACATATAAATCAATATACATTTTATTAGAACTATATTGTGATGAATCGTACTCATTATATGAAAACCTATTTACGTCATCTATTTGAGCAAAACCATTCCATACATTTGGTACAATTTCTTTTGGGTTACCAATCGTTACTTTTAATAAATTATCAGTTCCTAATATTTGTTGGGTTATTGATTCTAATTTTTTTAATTGTTTTTCTTTTAATGTTGTTATAATTGCATTAACATCTGTGTTGTCATTATTATCGTCTTTATCTATGGTAACTAAAGCCTTTAATAAATCTTGAAATTTATCATATTTTACAGAATGACTTTCAATTGTTTTAGTTTCACCGCTAACAATTCCTGTTACGTTATAGTCTGGAAATACTTTATATGGTATTTCTTCTTCTAATTTTTCTGTTGCAAAATCTAAAAAATATTCTTCAAATTTATCTAAAATTTGAGGACTAAATGTTGCAATTAAATCATATATCTTTCTTTTTTCAGATGTTACTAATGAATACTTTGCGTCTTCATCTTTATTTAAATCGGTGAAAAATGGACCAGAATAATCGACCATATTAAAAAACAAAGTTCCAGCATCATATGATTTATTATATTCATCATAATCAAAGAATTCTTTACCGTCATAATAATCCGTTACTGATTCATTATCATAACACCATAAAATTTTAAAATTTTTCTGTTCGTTACCACTAGCGGTAAGTCCATTAGTAAAACCATTCTTAGACCCCCCAACTGAAGGTAATAATGTAAAATATTTGTCTGAAGATACTATTTTTGAGTTATCAATAAAACTTGTGAAGTATAAACCATTATCACCAACAGGTTCTTGTACTACATTGATGGTCTTATTAGTATATGCGGTATCAAATGATATAGTGTCACCAGTTGAAAATAAGAAATGTGAATACCCATTTACAATTTGATGAAATACAGAATCATATAATGGATGTAAACCGATTACATTTTGTGATGTATAATTTACGTTTTGTCCAATATTAAAT